TTTTTTTTTTCAAGCAGAAGACGGCATACGAGATCTAGTACGGTCTCGTGGGCTCGGAGATGTGTATAAGAGACAGGACCTACAGTGCTCACCACACTGTGTATAGTCAAATCGTTTCGGATGCAGAATCCGCATTCAGGGATAAGACGGGTCAAGAGCCTACCATTTTCCATCGAATCCTCATCGACAAGGTGGCGGATGCTTATGTATGCAGCCTCATGGCATCAGACAGTGATGCTACGGATGTGAGGCGAATTAAGACACTCGCTGCTGAATTACAAAAGTGGTTAAGTATGGCTATTGCGGAGTCTAAGTCAGCGCAGGCCGAACAGCAGGCCAGACAGAATTTTTATCGTAGGATTGTAGATGTGCTAGAAGATGCTATTCCTGATGCGTCATTACGCAGGGATGTATTAAAGGAAGTCAGAACTGTTGTGGAGGAGTGAGATGATACGAGAATGGGAGAGCCTTTATGAGAGTCCGTGTGGACGCGTATGTAGGAGACGACAATCATTTAGATGTATCATTTTTAGAGAAGCGTGAGAAGTGGTTACCGAGTACCGGGGTGTACTTGGAGTTCATGCTTAAGGGGAGGTATGACCAACAAATTGATTTCAAAGTAGAGCCGAGTGATGGAAATGCGACTGTAACCAGGCATTCGTGGAATAAGTTTTTTGTTAATGTGCAGGGGACTGACACTATTAATTTTCAGGTTACCGAAGGGGGCGAATCAATCATTAAGCAGCCGTACACCTTCAATGTTGTAGAGGCAGGTGTACCACTGATGTTCTCTGTGTTGAAGTTGTTGAGCGAATATTCGGTATCAGATGTACGATTTTTTGCTAACCGTCTCGCAGAGAACATGGTTAACAGTACCCGAATCCAGTTTTTTACGTTGAAGAATATGGAAAAGTTCGCAAAGTACGATTTCTGTGCAAGTGATGTAGTGTGGAAGTTGTATGAGTTGCTGTTCTCGATACTGACTGAACGAGGGATTACCGTGTATGTAACTCCCTTTGGTCAGAAGGTTCCGTATCCTCTGGAGTTTCTTGATAGACTAAAGCCTGTGCTTTGGGATGCTATGGAGCTTGGGAAGAAGTTTAAACTGGTGTGGGATTTCAGTGAAGGGCTTCGAAAGAAGGAGCTTGGCAGCTTTGTTGATGCTGCGGTGAAGCGATTTGGGAATGATATTCCGTTAGTGGTGCGTGATGACATGGTTCAGAAGGTGGGCGGAGAGGGGTTTAGCTACAGTTTTCAGAATGTGAAGATGGCTGACTCTATTAGTCCCAATGAGCGTGGAGTGAAAGTGCTTAGGGTTCGTGAAGCTATATCGGATTTTGCTTTGTTCAGGAAGTTTGTGACCCGTGCTGTGTCTAATGGATATGGTGTAGAGTATGTGTTCTACCCTAAGACTACGAATCTCCATCGCATGCACTATTCGATGAGTCGTTCACTCTTTAAGGGCTATGAGGATGCTCAAGAATAATGGAAGTAACTTCGGCTTTTGATACTGCACTTGACCGTCTTGACAGACGCTTAGAGGTTGAGGCTCAGAGTACGACTACGTTTGAGTTTGAGCCTGTTCCTTTGGATGTATTTGTAAGAGACCGGAAATACTTAGGGCTGCCTCCATTAGGGGCAAGACAGTTAGAGGCTGTTGAGTTTGCTACCCAAATATATCTGCCTCATACAATGAAGGAGTTAGGATGGAAACCCAAGAGATATGTGAAGGAACTGGTGTTGCTGTGGGGGAAGGGGTCGGGCAAAGATTACGTGGCCCGTGTGATTCATATGAGGATAGCGTATTTGTGCCTCTGTTTGAAGAATCCCCAGGCGTACTTCTTCCATCCAGAAATGAGGATGGGGTTAGAACCGATACATTTGCTGAACACTGCTTCTACGAAGGAGCAAGCAGGCAATGTGTTTTTCGGGCCTTTGAGGAAGTACATCAAGGAATCTCCCTTCTTCAGGAACAAGGCGGATGTGCTGACGACTGAAGTGAGGTTCGAGAAGGCTATCTACCTGTATAGTGGACACTCACAGGCTGAGGCTATGGAGGGGATGAACCTTCTGGCGGTGGTGCTTGATGAGATAGCTGCCTTCAAGACTGACGATGAGGTGGCTGACATTAAGAGGATGCGTCTGAGAAAGAACATCCCTCAGTCAGCAGGGTCACTGTACGATTTTGCACACACGTCAGTAAGTACCCGGTTTCCTCAGGTGGGTAAGGTGATATTGTTGTCGTTCCCTAGGTTCAGGGGTGACTTTATCATGCAGAAGTATGAGGAGGGGCTGAGACAGAAATCAGTATACACTAGTAAGGGAGCTACCTACGAGATAAATCCTACCAAGAAGAAGTCGGATTTTGCAGACGAGAGTCGAAAGAAGCCTGAGTTGTATAAGGCTCGTATTGAATGCAATCCTGGGATAGCTGAGGATGCGTTCTTTAAGAATGAAGCAGCTATTCGTAGGTCATTTAGACTTGAGCTAGATGACCCTGTAGACAAGGTGACGAACAGGTTTAAGTCGTGGTTCATATGTCGAGATGACTATCCACGATACGGACATTGTGACCTTGCTAAGAACCGATGTAGGGCTGCGTTTTCGTTTGTACATGCGTATGGCACTGAGCCTCACAAGTTGATTATGGAAGATAAAGAAGTGATTGTTGACCTTCCTTTAATAAGGCAGGACGTTATTATGTATTTCGAAGCTCCTCATGGTGCTGAGATTGATTTTGAGGAGATTAGAGATAGGATATTGGAGTTCACAGAAGAGCGGGGGTTCCGTATTGAGTTGTTGACGTTTGACGGTTATAATTCTGTTATGATGATGCAGGAGTTAGACCGTAAGAATATCCGTGTTGATGAGCAGTCGGTTGACAGAACTCGGGATGCTTATGAGACATGGCAGGATGTGATGTATGAAGGGAGGTTCACATCCTATTTTCACAAGATTTTAGTGGAGCAGGAATTGCCCTTTTTGATAGATGATAAGGGCCGTAAAATCATTCACCGTCAGGGCAAGAATAAGGATGGCACAGATGCCGTGGCGGGAGCAGTCCATAACTGTATCGTGGATGAGCCATGGGGGAGCTACGAATTTTGGACTAATGATGGAGGAGTAAATGTCGGAGATAGATGAGCATGTGGGTTTTAGTGGTGAACCTGATGGCACAGATATGGAGTTGACTGAGAAGGAGCCGGGTCGTAGAAAGCAGTACGAGAGTGGTGTCATTGGTGATATCAATGAGATGGTCATCCAGACTCAGAATCAAGTGCTTGACCACCGGGAGGTGGAGCTAGAGCAACTCCAGTTCATGACGAACAATGATGGTCAGGCCAAGGGTATTTTGAATGCTGTAAAGTATCCTGTGCGAATGGCTCGTCCAAATATCAAGCCTGCGGAAGGTGGCGAGGAGGAAGCTGCGTTTATTGAGGAGTGTCTGCTTAAGGCTCCTGCGGAGGGGGGTATGGAGACTTCTCTTCGTACAGTAATTTCTCGTATGGCCTTGTCAGTTCGTGATGGACATAAAATTTTTGAGAAGGTGTTCGAAGCTGAAGGTGGAAAAGTGCGTCTGAAGAAACTGGCGTACAGGTCGAATGAAACTACGAAATTCAAATATGATTGGCATGGTCAGATTAACGGTGCCGAGCAGAAGACTACATTTCAAGAGAAGACTATTGATGTGAAGTGGGGGCTAGATAAGATAGCTTACTTTGTGTATAACGCTGAGGAGAACCCGTATGTAGGTCACAGTGACTTCTACCCAGTGTTCTACCATTATGATAAGAAGCACAAGCTGTATGCCATTGCGCACATTGCATATCAGTTGAACGCTGTTCCTATTAGGATTGGGTCACATCCGAAGAACATGCCTAAGAAGGACTTGAAGATATTTCGTGATTCATTGAAGGCTATTGGTACGGCGGTTGCTATGACTCACCCGGAGGAGTGTGAGGTGCTGCCGTTTGAGAGTAAGCGTGCATTGCATGAGTTCTTAGCATTGATTCAGCACCATGACAGTATGATGAGTCGTGCTTTCCTTACTCAGTTCATGAACCTGGGTCAAGAGGGTAGTGGAGGGAGCTATGCGCTGTCCTCTGACCAGAGTAACTTGTTCCTTATGTCCATCATGTCATTGTTGGAAGACATCGGTGAGGTGTTTAACACGCAGGTAATTCCACAGTTGATAGACTACAATTTCTCTTCGAAGAAGTACCCTACACTGGAATTCACTCCGTTCTCAGACACTATCCGAAGTGCGATTACTTCTACGTTCTATGCGCTCCTTGCTGCAAGGTTTCCTCAGATTAGTCCTGAGTTCTCTCTGGCAATGGAGAAGGCTGTGGCTGATGAGTTGGGCTTGGAATTAGATTACGAAGAGATTGAGGCTCGTATTGAAGAGGAGAGGAATGCATTGATGGAGGCGCAGGCTACCGCAACACCCGTACCTGAGACGGAACCGGGTAAGGCACCGAAGGGTAAGGAGGAGACGGATAAAGAATTGATGGAGGCGGTTGATTTAGCCAAACAGTTCCCGATGTTCTTTGAAGGTCGTGTAAAACGGAACAACCCGTTTGTAGGGATTAGGGTGTAGAACTTGACAAGTGGTAGTAGAATGCGTAACTTAGGTCTTAAGGTTGAATAGATGCCGTTCAGAGATACTCATAGTTGCATGGTTGAGGAACGTGCTACTGAGATTCTTGGTGAGAAGGAGTCCAAGACGAAGTGGGGGGTTATTACATTTGTCATGGGGCGCATGGGTACTAAGGCTGTGGTTAGGAGCATCAAGATTCCAGGGAATATTCCTGTGAGCATAGCCCAGAACCTTTGTAAGCTACAAGGAGGGGAGTTCTCCCCTGCTACTCCACTTGACCCTAAGCAGCAGATGTTGTCAGAAGAGTATTGTTATGTTAAATTGTCGAAGGAAAACAAGCGTGAGGTGTTGCAAGCTCTGGTTCGAGACTTTGAGATTAAGGGTAAGGACTATGTGATGGTAGACACCCATCTATCTGAGCAGTACGAGTTGAGTGATGATGCTTTTGCATTGATTTTACCGGGTGGTTGTAAGGATGCGTCAGGTCGTACAGTTCCTAGGTCGATGCGTAAGCTTCCTTATAAGAATATGAGAGGTATAATCCAGGTTGGTTTGTTAAGTGAATCTTTGAAGAGCCTTCCTACGGTTGCTGCCCCTGCAAACATTAAGAGGAAAGCCTTGACAAAGCTTCTACGTGCTGCTACAAGTGTAAACATGGATGTACAATGCGCCGAAAATTTTAGGTTGTCTGACCTAGATTATTACTTGCAACAGCTTGAAAAGGTGGGGGGATAATGGGAGGTCAATATGCCAGATGAAAAGCTAGTGTTGTTTTCGAAGGGCAAGTTCGAGAAAGTGGATGTGAAGCTGTCCAACATACGATTGTGGCGTAAGGAAGTGTTGCGGTTCGGTCAGTGGATTCATCCTGAAGATAAGAGTGTGAAGTTCGATATCACTCCTGACGTTGTGCAGCAGGTTGTTGCCAACTTTAACGCAGGAGTTCCTGATGTATCCCCTATAGTGCTGACTCATACGGATGACCCTAGGGCCAAGGTGGGCCGGGTGAAGTCATTTGTGGTAACAGAGACCGGGCTTGATGCTATCATGACTGTTGATGATGACGGCGTGAATGGTAACATCGACAGTGGTGAGAAAGCTCCTGGGGTGAGTTGTTGGCTCAGTATGAATTATCAGCATAAAGAATCGGGTGACAAGATAGGTGCTGTGGTTAAACATGTGGCCTTGGTTAATCATCCGTATATTGAAGGCATGAAGGGTTTCGAAGCTGTTCTATCTGATGCAGAAGAAGCGGATAAAGATTCTGTACCTTTAATATTTTTGAGTGAGAAGAAGAAAACTTCTAAAGAGGAGTTACCTATGAACAAAGACGAATTGATTAAGGAGTTGAAGGAGAAGCACGAGGTTGATGTGACTGCTCTTCTCTCCGACAGTGAAGGTCTGAAAGCCCTTCAGAAAAGGGTGGAAGACGGTGAGCTTATCGAACCCATTAAGTTGAGTGATGAACTTACCAAGGCTATCCGTGAGCGTCTGAAGCTGAGTGAGTCGGATGACATCAATGTGATTGATGTGCTTACTTCGACTTTTGCTACGAAGAAAGACGATGACCAGAAGAAGGATGACCCTAAGCTAATTGCTGCTCTTTCTGAGATTGAAACTCTTAAGAAAGAGAACGCAGAGGCGAAGGCCGACAAAGCGGTTGACGTTTTGTTTAGCGAGGGCTATCTGTTTCCGAAGGAGAAGGAATCATACAAGAAGTTGTACCTCTCTGATGTTAACACGTTCAACACTATGGTTGAGGCACGTAAGGCTTCTGGTAAGGTGTTGAATCTTTCGGAAGAAGGTACTCAAGGTGGAGACACTGAGTCAGATGATGACGTGTTGAAACGGAACGTGGAAGCTGCCAAAGATGAAGGCAGCATCGCCAAGTAAGAGTGAGATAAAATCTACAGGAGGTAAGTATCGTGCCTAGTTTAAATTTACCTAGTGTTACAGATACGGCGGTTGTCACTGTTCCTGAGTTGCTTGCATTTGCGACTCTACCCTACTATCAGGTTTCTGGAAATCTGACTTCTGGTGAGACTGCTGTTGAGATTGGTGACCCGATTGCCTGGAATGCCACTGCTGATAAGTGGATTAATTACAATCAGGGTGGTTCAGGTGACGAGACTACTTGTATCGGCTTTGTTCGTATCCCTGGTGACCCTGCTACTGCTGATGTTCCTATCGAAGTTGTGGTGGGTGGAGCGGTCAAGTATTCTTTGGTTTCGGCTGCGACTGCGTGGCATGCTGACATTATAACGGATTTGTATGCTCGTTATGTGAAAGCTGCTGATGCGCTGATTTTTTAAGAGTGAGAGGACTTTAACGGAGGATAACGAATATGCCCGAATTAGCATTATTGAACCCTACTGTGTTAACAGGTGTTATTGAGCAGTATGTGGCTCCCCCTGAGAACGTGGCTCGTCCTCTCTTTAGTAAGGTGAAGCACCCGTTTCCCGTTGCAGAATGGGATGTTCTACGGGGCAGTCGCCAGAGGGCGCAGGTTACGATGCCGAATAGAGAAGGTAAGATTGTCGAGCAGTTAGGTATCGGCAAAAAGACTTCTACTTTCATCTATGTCAGAGAGAAAAAGGCTTTCGAGCCTACTACTCTGAGATGGCTGCGTGAGCCTGGTCAATTGGCGAAAGCCAATGCGGAAGCTGCGGTTCGGAGGGAGACTAAAGACCTCAATGACCGTATGGAAAGACTCGTTGAGTCATTTTGTTGGGAATCCCTGAAGGGAACCATTACTATCAGTGAGCCTGATGTTAAGGCTGTGGTAGATATGGGGATTGACGCTACTCACAAACCAACTGCTGCAACGTTGTGGAGTGATTACCTGAATGCGGATATCATTGGAAACATCAAGGCTTGGAAGAAGCTTATCACTCAGGAGAGTGGTTTTGCTCCTACTGACCTCTATTTGTCTTCGGATGTGATGGAGATGGTCTATAAGAACTCTGATATCCTTTCACTTTTTTCAGAGCGTCACAAACATGGGTATCTCCAGACAGGCGAGATTGAAGGTTTACTTGGAATGAACTGGCACATTTTTGATGGTGGTTACGAGAACACCTCAGAGGTTTTTCAGCAGTACATTCCGTCCACTCACATCTTTATGATGGCAAAGGGTGGAAATCCTTTCGTACTTATGGAAGGACTGTCGGCTGACGAAGATGCGCCTAAGCAGTATGTTGGTAAGTTCGCTAAGAGTTGGAAGACAACCGACCCCTCAGCCCGTTTCGTGCTTGTGGAGTACAACTTTCTGCCAATAATTATGCGTCCTGACAACATCATCTATGCACAGGTAGCTTAATAGGTAGGCGATGACTAAAGGTCATAATGGTTATTGCCCACAAGAAGCTGCAAAGGAGTTACAGTTAGGTTTTTCGTAAGAGAACAATAACCTCAATGGGGTCTTACGACCCCTGCGAGGGGGATGGAGGTGGGAATTTACTATGGAGAGTTGTACATGCTAGCAATGTGTGTTGCTGATGGACTAACAGTAGGTAGCAGAGTCTACCGTAAGGGTGAGGTGTTTCCGGCTACAACTGAAATCGCAGGGATGTTTAGTGATTTTAGTGATGACCAGATAGCTCGTCGTCAGGTTAAGTTGTACAAGCGAGTGTTCTATCGCAAGGTGACGTTGGAGGAGATGGTTGTTGCTTATGACGCAGACAAAGCTCTGGCTAAGCACATGACTGACCGTGAGCGTAAAATGATTGCTGCTTTCAAGTTACGGAAAAAGCAGGATTCAGAAGACTTTATGTCTCAGCTTGACGTTGACCCGAAAGAGATTGAGAAGATGGTGAATCCTCCAAAGCCTGCACCGGAACCTGAAGTGATTGATGATATAACCGAAGAAGAAGCAGGTATCTCTGAAGAAATGGATGAGGCTAGGTCATTGGTTGAAGAGCAGACTGAGGTTGAAACTAAGCCTGCACCTAAGACGACAACTCGTAGGTCTACGAGCGGGAAGAAGAAATCCAAACCGTAGTGGTGATACATGCCTGTATGGTCTACATTAGCATCTATAGACGATGTTAAACATGCCGGGAATCTAAGTGACCGTATCTTGGAGGACTCTCTTCGCTTTTATTTAGACATAGCCAGTTATTTTTTGCATGAAATGATTGGTGCTACGAACTACGATGCTGCAAGGCAAGAGACTTTGGTAGTTCCTTTTAATGATATGTTGAAGAAGGCTGAGGCGTGTTTGGCTGTGGGTTTTGCTCTTCCTGCTGTTGCGGTTAAGACGACTGAGCAGGGGATTGTTAAGCAGATGGCTATGGCACGTGGAGGCGAGTATCAGAACATGTCCTTTGCGAAGGAGATACGAGAGCTTGCTGAGTCATTCATATCTATGGCTAACTTCCTTATACCTTCTGAGATGATTGAGGATGAGGATAGCTATAACTTGGCTTGGTATCATGTCATACAGACGGTGTTCCCAGGACTCGATGAGTTTCCTACCAGAGGCACTATACACAGTGCTGCGGAGGAGGTTATTCAAACGGCTCGTGGTGCTGAGGGGTTTGTACCTGATGGGGTAGATTAATGCCTTATTACACCATCATCAGCAAGAAAGGGGTTTTTCCTCCTCCTGTGGGGATGGCTGAGCGAGCGATTCTGTCTAAGATAACTCTATACTCTCACAAGATAATGAGAGAGAGTCGAGAAATTCTTGCGCAAGTAACTCCTGAAGGAGAGACAGGTAAGTTAAAGAGCAAGATTGCAACATGGGGATTTCGTGTGTATTCCCAAGGAGCTATTCGATTTAATTTAGGTTGGCGTAATCAAGATTTTTCTGGGGTTAACTACAGTTCTTTTGTTGACCAAGGCACAGGTCTTTATGGCCCGTTTAAAACTCGTATTGTTCCTAGACAGGCTAAGAATCTAGTGTGGGAGCAGCATGGTATTAAACACAGAGCACCTTCAGTTGCAGGTCAGCGTCCTCAGTACTTACTCAATCAGGCGGTAGATAAGACTAATGAATGGTTTTTGTATTGGCTTGAGCGGATGCGAGTTGATATGTATCGGAAGATGGTATGATAAAACATAAGGAAGCCTTATATGAGATTATGGATGCAGAGATGCAGACAGGTCAATCTCTAGCGGGGTACTGTGATATCATATTAAAGACGAGTATATCTAAGCTACCATCGGATGCTAATAAGTTTTTAATGCTTGGAGACTTTAGTACGATAGCGATTGAGTCGGGTCGTATAAAGCAAAAGTTTTTGATTATCAATCAGGATATTATTTGTGGTGGAGTTGAGAACTTACATAATCAAGATGGTGAAGTAGATGCAGAAGAGTGGGCATTTAATCTGGTGAAGATAGTTAGGACTATTTTACGTAACAACCAACAGCTTGTGTCGGCTTCATATGCAACTGGAGTGGCAAAGGCGAGTTATATACAGGATGCGCCTCAGGAGTTTGTGTTCTTTTATGACTCTTCATGTTGTATCCATACGCTGAAGCTTGAGCTTCATGTAGAGGAGGACGACTCGTAATGTCTGTATTCCCGAAAGGGGTTGTGACTGCTGTCAAGACAGCGTTAACGAACGCTCCTACACTGACGTATGTGGATACTGTGGTGGTTATGAAATATTCTCCTGAGGTTTTGCCGGATTTTGCAGATTACTGCATTATAATAAATCCGTTGACAGTACAGAGTGAGCCTTATCCTGCTACTCAGAGGTGGCATCAGTTGGAACTTCAGTTAGTACTGTTGGCTAAGATGGGAGACAGGAGTGAAGAGGATGCATTGTTAGCAGATAACCCACCTACTAATGTGGGTATGCTGACAATGTATGAAGATGTGTATACTGTGTTGTATGGAAACAACCTGGGTGGTGAGATAGAACTCCTACCTGGATTAAGCGAGCTTGACCATCCAACGGTGTTCAATGTGATTCAGGATGAACGAGACACGTTTTTGATTGAGGCACAGATGGGTTACCGTCCAAGGGGAGTTCGTTGGGTTAATTTATCCTAGGAGGTAAGAATGCCGAAAGTTAAAGTTAAGCTTAAGAAAGGGGTTGGCAAAGTGTTACGCTTGACTGACCCTGGTGGTTCTATTATTATTAATACTGATGGTGAAGTTGATTTGGATGAAGCTCAGTACAAAAGAGTACAAAAGTATGTGGACAAGGTGAAGGCTAAGCCTGTACCTAAGCCGAAGCCTGTGCCTGAGCCTACGAAGAGTGAGGACAAAATCGAGGAAGTAAGTAAGGAGTAAACGATGACACTTCCAGGCTATGAAGCACAAAGAACACTGGATATGCAGTGGGCCTTCTCTGCGAAGATTCAGGATGACTATGACACTGTACTCGTTGACGGTGATGTTGACCTGTCTCATCCTGTGCGGGAGGCTAGTGTTGCTGAGTTGACGAAGGAGCTTCGTTCGGATAAAGAGACATATGGTAAGGGCCATGAGTTTCCTACGACTACGTGGGAAGTGGCTCGAAGCACTATGCTGTCACGGAGTATGGATGGCAGTTCTCTGGCTCTGGGTTGGGCAGCTTCGTTACTATTGGGTAAGGTGACTACGACACAGCCTGATGCTGTGGGGTCTACGAATACATATCATCACGATATGGAATTTTTTGACCCTCCGACAGCAGGAACAGCAGTCTTGCCGACCACTACGGTTATTGAGAGGGTTTCTACAGGTATTAAGCGTGCCTTGCCTTCACTGGCTATGAGTTCGATGACGATTACAGGAGAGGGTTTTGAAACTCTTAATGTAGCGATGGAAATGGTGGGTAGTGGTGTAGTTTCATCTTCGGCTAAGACTATGCCTTCGCTAGCTACTGTGTCCTACCTAGCTTCAAATTCAGTTACGGTTAAGCTTGGTGATTCACAGGAAGATGTTTCTACTCGTGTCAGGAGTTGGTCAGTTACCTTTAACAACAACCCCAAAGAAGACCGGGGATACTTTCCCACTAGTGGGTTGTATCGTGGACGCATGGAGATTGGTGCTCGTAGTGTTGTTCCGAGTCTGGTTCTTGACTTGGATGCATCAAGTGATTTGTACACTGATTTCTTGAACAACACTGAGATGGCGTTAGATATCTACTGTGAAGGTGATTACACAGAGGGAACTGATTATCGACACTATCTACGGATGCGTTTTCCGAATCTGTATTACCGGGCTATTCCCATTGAAGATAATGACGGTGTGTGGACATACGCTGTCAGCTTTGATGAGGAAACAGTTATTTATGATGACCAAGCGTCAACTCCGCTACTCAGGCTAGAGGTGCAGAATCTTCAGACTGAGTATCTGGGGACAGCAACGTAAGAAGTGAAATTTAAATAGGAGAGTTGGTACATGTACGATTTAAGTGTGAAGGAATGTATGTTCAAGGTTACAGACGCTAGGGGTAGCCGAAAGGTTGTGCTGAGGCATTATTTTCGGCTACCTACTCTCCAAGATTGGACAGCCTATCATAAGGGCGTGTCTGAGCTTGGCCTGAGTAGAGGTCGTGAGACTTTCGAGGTGTCTGATAATGTTCAAGCTAAGAACCTTGAGCTATGGGAGAAGTTGATTGTTCGGGTTAAGGGCTACGCTGTTGACGGTGTGGATGTTAACGAGAAAGAGGATTGGCAAGAACTGATTCCTCTGCCTCACAAGGTTCAAGCTGTTGCGGGTTTCATGACGACATGGAGACGTACTGATGAACTGGAAGAAGCTGTTGTTCTAGACCTTGGTTCTGATAGTGTTGAGGTGAGTATTGTAGTGTTGCAGAATGTTGAGGATACAATGACTCAGCATGAGGTGACATTCTATTTTGATTCACCGGATGCTATTGATTATAAGAACATCAGTAGGCTTCAGAGCCGTATGCGCCTGACCCGGACTAAGGAACGTAATGTCAGTTCAATTAGTGTTCCCACGGATATCAAGCCTTACATACAGTTGTTTGATAAACTGGTTAAGAAGGTAGAGGGCTACACATATGATGGTGCTGACTTGATGGAGCAAGCTAACTGGAAAGAGCTTATTGATGCGTATCATAAGCGTGAGGCGATAGGTGACCTGTTTACGTCTGAGTTTGAGGATGACGAGGGAAACTAACCGAGACCTCTGCGATTGTTCGGGAGGTCATAAAGACGCTTATAGCAGAAGGTTTTCAGAGAAACGTTTGCCCTGGTCAGGAACGGTGTCCAAAGTATCAGACGGCACAGAGTCAAGACAAGATTTGTGGACAGTGTGGTAAGAATGTCAGTAAGACGAGACTGGATGAAATTGATGGAGCATTCGGGGTTGTGCCTTGGGTGCGACACATCTTTTGGCTCCATGGCATTCATCAAGCAGGAGCCACATTCCATTTCAATGATTTGGATAAAGCTGAGTGGGATGGTTTGTTAATGATAGAGTCGGTGCGTGCTGAGATAGAACGAGCACAGGTTGAAAAGCAAAAAGAGAAGCAGATGTTGGCACAGGCACAGCAAAGTGTTGGAGCGAGAAACAGATAACATTTAGGAGAAGCTAAATGACTATGGCAACTCAGTTCTCTGTTGCGGTTAACGGAGACATACGATGGGTGTCGGGAACAGACCATTTCACTGTACTGGAACTCCATAGGTTTCTTCAGGGTATTGCTGACGACCAAGCACCTGCTACGGCTGATGACTATGTGGATATTACAAGTTTGACTCCTTCAGAGCGTTCTACTGATAGTATTATCAAACTTATCAATGGATATAATATTGACGACACTGTGGCAGAGTATCTTTATGGGGGGTCAGTAAGACAGGGGGCAGGAATTACAGAAACAGTGTATTCGGGTCTGAAAGTCCTGGGTGCTGTCAACACTTCTACTACCCAAATTCAGGTTATACAGAATAACGATTACTATGACACCACTTCACCTTTCTGGGGTGACCAGAGTGGAGGAGGGTATAACGGAGACGCAGGCACAGGAACTCTTATGCGTATCCTTGTTAAAACCCGTGAGAATGGGGCTGACATTGATGGTAAGCGTGTTCGAGTGCAAGTTCGAACGTGGGGTGACAGTTATGACTTCTTTAACGTTACACTTGGGGATTCTGAGTCTGTTGCTGCTGTGAGTTCTACCCCGGATGCTCAGAATACTACAGCGATTGCAACTGTTCAGGCATGGTCAAGCGGTGACATCCCTACTAACACGGAAGGTTGGCAGCTTATTGACATTCTGAATGGAAATGGTGACAAGGAGTATTATTCGAAGTGGACGTACAACACGAATGCTCTTGCCATGCGTGCGGTGTATGAGTGGATAAAGGAGATTACGGGTAATGATTCTCCTGAAGCTGCTGACCCGTATGGTATGAACGGCGAGGTGTTCCTGGGTATCACACACAGTTTTGCTTACACTGGTACAACAGGTGACTTTACTCAGAATGAGAAGGTTGCGTGGGGAACACTGATTGACTACGACACCAAGACAGGTGTATTTGCTTATGGGGAGTTTGTTACGATTGAACGAGCGTCAGTTCAGATTAACTCTGGTCGAATATTGTGGGATAACGACACCAATCAAATGCTTGTTGCTTTGGATGATATTACAACAGCTTTGGCTGATGGTGACATTATTACAGAGGCGAGTGCTAGAGCAAAGTTTTGTACTATCGACACCACAATTGTAGACGATGATGTGGGTGGTGGAGAAGGTATTATGTTGGCTGAAAACACCACTGACGATGATATGTACATTCAGTTGATATATGGTGTTGCTCCTATTGATACTCTTGAGATTCGGGGGTTGACCTCTGGAGATACTTGTGATGTGAGCGGTTCGGTTACACCACAGACAGTGCCTAAGATTAGTTTGGGTTCGTACACGGGTTCGTTGATTGGTGCTTTTGGAATTGGTATCGACCCTGATGACTTGCTGTCTACGGATACAGTACAGCCGTTGGTTGGTGCTGCTCAGACTCCTCCGAATAATGTCACGTTCTCCCTGTCGGGTATCAATGTCGGAGACCGAATCTTGATTGGTAATAAAGATACTGGCAACGACTTTGAGTGGGATGAGATGACTCTTGCGGTTGCTCTAGACGCTAATGGTGAAACTGAAGTTAATGTAGGCGCAGGTAACATTCCTGCTGACACTCCTGCAAGTGGTATTTTGAGAATCACATTGAACAATGGGGAGATTAAATACCAAGCTTATAATTCTCATGATGGAGATGATGCATTTGCAATCACGTCATCGGATTATTTGGCTAAACCTGCTGCGATAACTAACGGGGTTATGATTGCTTTTATCGACAAGGCTGCTGCTGCTGACCCGGAAGAGTTCACTATTCAGTATGATTCACCTAGAACATTGTGGGTTAGAGTGCGAGAAGGTACGTCTGCTACACCTATGAAAACTTTTGAATCACAAGCTGCGTTGGGAGCTACAGGTGGGAGTGCGGTTGCGTCTCGAATTGATGATTACTAAGGAGAGTATGGAGGTGTGTTTTGGATGCCACACTGGTAATCCCAGGCAGAAAACGCGCCGTAGGGAAGCCTTTACATAAACGGCTGCGTTATCTGAGAAAGGGGCGATGCTTACAATGTGGTTGGTGTTGCCAGAAGGAAGACTGTAAAGAGTTAGTTTTTGTTGATGGTAAATATTACTGTGAGAAGTTTCACAGTAAAGACCGACCTTCAAAGTGTGCTCCTTTTCCACAAGCTCCTCCACTGCTAAACCCTGATTGTGGTTATTACTTTTTGGATAGATGGGATAATGATAGAATTGTAAAGCTTGGTAAGGATTTGTAATGGCAGTCACAGTAGCAGCTTATGGGAACACATTGTCAATCAATACCTGTCAAAACTCAGGTGATTGGACAGGGGAGACTCCTGTTCTGACGACTGATTTCTATAAAGAGGGTACAGGCTGTATGGGGTTTACGGTCAGAGGTGGGGGAGCTAACGATGTAACAATTTCTGGTACGTGGAATCTATCAGGCAAGCATCTTCGTTTGTGGTGGATGTCGGTTGCGATTAAAGAGCTTGACCCTGTTGCCAGTAATGGACTTCAAATAATTCTTGGTGATGCTACAAATACTGCCTACTACACGGTTGGTGGTGGGGACACGTACCCTGGTGGTTGGTGGAACCTTGTTCTTGATTGTGACAGAACTCCAACGTCAGGAACAGCACCTACACTCACAGCAGTTACTACGATTGGTGTGAGGATGAATCATACTGGTACAGCTAAGAACGCCCAGAATACATGGATTGATATGATTCATTGTTGTGATGGTTTGTCTGTGTATGGTGATGATGCAGGAGGGTACTTTGATTTTGATAATATTTTTTCAGCCGATGATAGCACCACAAATGGTTGGGGGGTTATTAGAAAGATAAGTGGAGTGTTTTATCTTACAGGGATGCTTCGGTTTGGAGACTCAGCAGGGACAAACAGTACTAAATTTCAAGCGAAGTCGCAAGTTGTGGTGTTTGAAGATAGACCCGTAGACTCTGCTCTTTATGATTTTGACATTGAAGATAATGGGACAGGTACGACTGAATTTATTTTAGGTGATAAAGTTGGAGGTAAAGGTGTTCAGGGTTGTGTTGTTCGTGTTGAAGATTCGTCTCAAACAGGTGTGTTTACTATAGACGCAAAGACCGATACGGATGTTGATAATTTTAAATTATATGGAAGTTCCTTTTATGGTGCAGGAGATATGTGGTTTAGTAAATCTGCCACGTCTGCTGAGGTTCTTGGTTGTTCTTTTGAGGCGTGTGGGCAGATTGACCCTTTTACTTGTGATGTAAGGGATAGCTTTTTTATTAACACATCACATGCGGATGCAGCCGTGCTGTGGAATGAAAGCATTGACATTGTTGGATGTGCTTTTATTGCTAACACAACAGGGGCAGGGGTTGAGATGCCTAGTGCTGTAGGTACTCCTTATGCTTATGACAACCTAACATTTAGTGGTAACACATATGATGTGTACAACTCTTCAGGGTCAGCCATATCAATCAATAAGAACAATGGTTCAGACCCTACGTCATCGGAAGGTGCTGCGGTAACATTTCTTGGTGTGAGTGTAGATACGGTGATAACAGTTAAAGATGTGACTGACTTCTCGTTGATTGAAAATGCTAGAGTGTTATTGGAAGCTTCAGCCGGGAGTGGTGACCTTTACTATAATCAGGCAGTCACTTCAGTGTCCCGGTCTGGAACGACTGTAACGGTGAACCACTCTGGTCATAATTTAGGCACGAATGATTGGATTCATGTGAAGGGTTGTACGGAAAATGAATATAATATTGTTGCCCAGGTGACTTATGTGGATGCAAATAATTATACGTATCAGATTGGAACCACACCTAGTTCACCTGCTACAGGGTCACCTACAGTGACAGGAGTTATTTTTAATAGTTTGACAAATGCTAGTGGAGTGGTATCAGATACAAGGTCGTGGGCGAACGACCAACCTGTGTCGGGTAGGGCAAGACGGAGTACCTCATCTCCACTGTATAAGAATCAGCCTATCGTGGAAACTATTGACAAAGATACCGGGTTAGCGGTTACTGTGTATGTAATACCAGATGAATAAAGGAGATAAAATGAATGGTAACGGTGATGTGAGAGATTATAAGTCAGACTATGAGCAGTTGCACAGGGTGATGGAGACGCAGAATAGAGGTATTATGCGACAGAACGCTGATATGGATAAGCTCAGAGAGGATGTACAATTACATATTGATATTGCTAACTCACTTGAGAAGCAAATGCTTCAGTTAAAAACAATTAATCAGAATCTTATGACGAGTCAGAATGCAAAGAATCAGGAATTAATAGATGAGATTGAACGGTTACGTGGTATGGTTAAAGAGCTTGGAGGCAACCCGAACTAATGCCTATCTCGATTACTTGGGGCAGTCGGGTGATAAACGTTCCTCAGAACTATCTCACACCTTTGGGGGGTAGTGTGTATGAGCTTAACCTTGAAACATTTAGAGAAGATATCATCGACTTAATGGATAACGAACAAGGCATAGCGCATCTTGATACGCACATACACAATGTGGAAGTCACGCTTGCAGGGTTGACTTTTGCTCGTACCATAGAGTTTATCAACGGCTACACGGTGACATTTGAGGATGGGCAGTATGCTGTGAGTGCTGTCGGAGCCAACAGCAATATTGCTGATGTGATGAACCTTAATCAGGTCTCTCTACGAACAGCGAATTCAGCAGGGCTGATTGTGTATGCATCAGGGAGTGGGCTGACACCTGTCTCTTATACACATCTCCGAGCCCACGAGACCGTACTAGATCTCGTATGCCGTCTTCTGCTTGAAAAAAAAA